CGTAGTCGTCTACCATCTAGGCCATCAAGAAACCCAGAGTCTGCTTGCGCTGTTACGTCCTCTCTCAGTCGTGCGAGAGAAGGTACGTTACTTAAGAATCTTTCTTTTAGTCTGGCACCAAGCTGTGCATTACCACCTACAACAGATCCTATCTTAGCATTGCCAGCACCGTACAGGAATGCATAGATAAATGTCTTAGCCTGCGCCCTAGTCTTTAGTCCAGCCGCTTCTTGGTTAGTTGTATGTATGTCTCCTTCTAGGATTTCTTTCGTGTAACCCTCGCTATCCATGTAGTGAGCCAGCATCCTAAGTTCCAGACCAGATGCGTCAGCCCCAACAAGAACACGGTCAGGAGGAACAATAAAAAGCTTGCGGCAATCGACGCCATACTCTGCATAAACAGCAGGAACTTGAGCAAGATTAGGACTAGAATGTGCCATGCGTCCCGTAACAGCCCCGATATGTTTGACTCTGCCATATATCCTTCCTTTGTTTTCTGCCTTGATCCACGACAATACTTGAGAGTGTCTCTTCTGTAGTAGTAGATACTCCAGTACCGTCTTTGATTCAGGTACGTGTAGGTTCTTCTTCAAAGTAGACTCATCCACCTTTGGTTTACCTGATGGTGTCTTCTCTTTCCACACTGCGCCTTTCTTCTCTAGCCTCTCAGCTATCTGTTGCCTAGACCCTACGTTGAAGTGCGTGTACCTCACAGGCAATGGCTTACCTGATGTCTTGTGATACCTCTGCTCTTCAGCTATGGGTGGGAATATATTCTGCAACGCCGCCTCGATACCTAGCATCTTAGTCTCTAACTGTCGCTCTAGTTGCTTTGCATCAGAAGCATTGAACCCAAAGCCATTGTCTTCTTGGTCCTTGCATATGTGTGCAACAGCATGCTCAAGGTAAACACTGATGTCAGAGAAGTCATACATCATGAGTTGCATCGTAAGCGTTTGATAAAGCTTCTCAGTCACTGATACATCACGCATACAGTATTGAATCATCTCATCAGACAGCTTACTCCAATCGTCATGATCACCTTTAGGGAAACGTAGCTTCTCTCCCCACGTAGCTAGGCTATGTCCTCCTTGTACATCGGGATGGAATAGCCTCGACATCACCAACGTATCCAGAACATACTCAGGCATTACCTCTATACCCCATAGCTTTTTCAGCACGGGTCCGTCAAAGCCTATGTAGTTGTGTCCGCATACATGCATGTTGAGTCCCCTGTCTAGCTCTTCCTGCAACGACTCCTTAGATGTATGGAGCAAGTGCTCCTCGTTTGGCCTCTTGGTCACAACACAGTGTATTACCGATGGCTGGAGACCATCCGTTTCTATATCCAAGAACACTATACTCGTAGTAGGCAATGTCCAAGTCTTCTCTCTCTGTAAGTTCTCTACCATTGGTCTTCATCTCCATATTCTGTTCCTGTGTAACTATCCAGTTCCCCATCTTCGACATCATACGACTCCTCTATGTCTGATAAATGTGCGTAGTCTAAGTTACCTTCGATGGTAACCTCGTCTTCAATTAAGAATTTACTACAAGTACCGCATAAGTCAACAAACTCTTTTGAGTCAGTGAACTTCCGCGTCATCTCGAACTCGTTAAGTAACTTGTTGCATGCAATGCACCTCACTCCATCATCTCCGTCAGTCTGCCAGTGTCTTTATTATACAGTAACGAACACGCTGGTCCAGTCATACCGCTGAACCTGTTCTTCAGTACCCTGATGCTGGTTGTGTTACGTACCATCTTATCTTCTGCTTGTGCATTACGCTCTAGTCCAAGAACAATATCAGACAACTGAGCAATTGAAGCACTGCCACGAAGCTGACCCAGACTAGTAACTGCTCCATCCTCATGTCCTTTCCCTTCTGGTCTGCGTAGGTGACTAACAACAAACATACATATCTCCATCTCCTGACAAAACATACGTAGCTTGGTCATGATCTCATCAATGGCTTTACGTTCATCACCATTGGCTTGATCTGATACCAGAATGGATATGTGGTCGAGGATGATGTACCTAACACCTAGTACCTTGACTTGATAGCGGAACCTAGCCAGCACATTCTCGATTTGATTAGAGCCAAACGAATCCCACAAGACAACACGATCATCCAGATCCAACGAATTGAATACGTACTCTACCTCATCTGGGGAGTAATCACATCCGGGTAGGTGTATTGGTTTGTTGATCTGTAGACCCACTAGTCCACGGGCAGTACGGTCTGGTGTCTCCTCAAGAAAAGCTAGACCTATCCTCTCGTTGGTTTGTGATGCGATGGAAAACACAAGCTCACGCATGAAGGTTGACTTACCTAAGCCAGAACCAGAACAGATAGTCACTAGCTCAGTAGGTCTGACACCAAACGTCATGTCATCCAGTCCCTTGTATGGGTAGCGTACCTCTGCCTCCATCAGTGGCTTCTTCATTGCCTCACGGAGTGACCCTATCATCACCATACCGTCAGGGGTGTAGACCTTTGCAGCCCACCACCTCTTGATGAAGTCATCCTTGTCGGCGTTCATCAGGTAGTCCGATGCATCCTTGTGTTCACCGTGTTGGTAGATCTTTGCCTTACCACCAAACAGATCAGCACATTCATGGGCCGCTTTCTTACCATGCTCATCGTTGTCATAGCAGAAGATGATGTTGTCAAACTTATCAAGGAACTCATATGCCCTACGACAATCCGCCGCCGCACCCTGTGCACCATTACGAATAGAGACTACTGGGTACTTGTCACCAAACATCTGGTAGGCAGACAGCGCATCCATCTCACCTTCCACTACGGTTATGTACTGACCACCGGAAGGGAACAGGTGTTGACCGAACAGGCCAGCCTTCTTCCAGTCCCCCTCGATCTTAAACTTCTTATCCGGTGTACGTTTCTTAACCGCAGTTAATTCACCATCAGGGGTGTGGTATCCAAAGTGTACGTCCTCACCAAACAGTGTAGTGGAGTACTTCTCCATTGTACGTGCGTCAAGACCCCTGTCCTGTAAGCTCCTGTGTGCTCCTCTAAGCTCCATTACAGGAACCCTATGCTCAGGTACACGATAGTCGTTAATGTCTCTCACAGACCCTCCTGTCCCGTCTGGTGATGGGGTGAACGTGGCACATGCGAAACAATAACTAGATCCATCCTCATTGTAGGACAATGCATCACTAGAACCACAGTCATTACACTTCTGGTGCAACTCAGTGAACGCCATCAGTGCACCTCCACACTATTACCGAAACGAGAAAGGTATCGAGACTCTAACGTCTCGTCATCCAACGAATCAAACTCCATTGCAAAAAGATTAAAAAGAGTATTCATCGCCTCCATGTAATTAACACTGTACATGTGATCATCAGTCAACTCTTCAATCATGCGTTGCCTGTCTTCGGTTTTCATATCACCTCCTATAAGTAATATGTATTATTAATACTAAGTACTAATGCATAGTACTTACTGTATAGACTATATAGAAGAGTATACCACACCACGCTTCCTTTTGGCACCACTCTTCTTGTGACTTTTGACACTTGATTTACAGCGCGGCTTATGATTTCTGACGTACCGCTGTGTATCTCTCCCCATAATAATCCTCCCTATCGTCGTTGATATGCTCCAAGAAAGTACGCAATTTACCAGAACGTTTGAGTTTCTGCAACGCACTGTATTCTATTGCACGTACTGTAGCTCTACTAACACCTAACTCATCAGCAATTTCTTGATGCGTCATGTAGTAGTCAAGGTAGTTACACCGCTTCCTCACTATCTCTTTCCTCCTTGTACTTACCGATGTCGTCCTCGTAGTACTCATCTGCATAGTCCCACTTACATCGGTCACTGTCCTGATCCCAATACTCTTGGTACTCATCGTGCCACACTTCCCAAGTCTCACGTCCCATAACAAATCTCCTATTACCCGAACCTAATTACTTTACATGCTCGACAATAACGTCTGTCGTCTCACGCTTATAACATAATAAACAATCCATACACTTCTGTCCAGTACAGTTAGCCTCACCGTCATACGACTCCGACACGTTGTTGAATACACGGTCGAACCCACGCGGTGGAGATGTCATCACGTTATCTATCTTCGGATTACTATAAACAAGAAGCATATTACTAGGCACTAGGTGCAGGTTAGGGCGCACTAGATTCACACGCTTAGTCCACAATGCAAAGGTAGAGTGCTTGTTGTCCTCTGCTATCGCACATAAATTACGGAAGTGTTGCTCGTTTATTAGCTCACCGTGTCCATGAAACCGCACGAATGCACCGGAGGTACGCGGCAACACGAACTCTGCATCACTCGCAAGGATGTCACTATTCCTTTGGAAGGATGGTTGACAGTTCTTCCTATAACTAGAAAGCATACTAACACTGTAACACTTGGTACAAATCTTGCTTGCATCAGTCTTACTAGACTCCTGCATACAGAATGGATTCGTAACTGTGTTGGTGTTGATTGCTTGTATACCCTCTAGCTTGCCTGACATCTTACTTATACTAGGCATCGGGTGCATAGACCACCTCCTCTTTAACGATACGGCATTCTTCGCCGTCTGCTATGTGCCGATCACAGAAGTACTTTGCATTACTAAGAGTAGAATTCCAAGACGACCCATCATCGTCTCTCTCCTCCCACTCCCATGTCTTGCGGTTAAACTTCTGCACAATAAACCAAGTATCCATAGCCATACATTACACCTCCACATCAAAGACCGTAGTGGTCTCTTCATCTTCACGACGCTCACAC